TACACATCATACTACCAGAGATAATTTCTAAAGAACCACTTGGGCCGGTAGTTAGGTATGGTGACCAAAAATGGTCTGACATAGTAAGATGGACAGTATATGTTTTGTTTATTGCAGAAGAGATGGGCATCAACTCAAAAAACATTGATACCTTCATAGATAATATAGACCCAAATGTTCAAAGATTTATGGGAGAAAAGAATGGTGCTGACCATCCAAATCTTGGTGCAAAATTGGGGTTGACTGCAACGTGGTCTTATGATATAATTAAACAAGTAGGAAATTACGAAGAAATATTTACTCGTAATATCATAAACAAGTTAGGACTAAAACGAGGACTGAACCAACTTTATAGTCATGGAGGACTTCTGTACGCACCACCATTAAAGTAGGAGGTGTAGTGTGGATAAAATTAATCAATTTTCAAAAGTACCAGAAAATAGAACAGCAGTAGATAATATTCTGCGAGTCAATCACGGCAATCAAATGAGATTGAACTTGATGGCAGATGCAAAAGCCAATATCATGATTACTGTTGCATCAATTGTATTTTCAATAACTATTGCAAATTTAGATAATGAAGTGATGAGATGGCCACTTCTGACATTTGCATTTGGTTGTTTTTTTGCACTACTCTTTGCAATATTTGCAATCATACCAAAAACAGATTATCCAAAAGATGGAACAGGAGATATAGATAGAAAATCTCCACTATTCAATCCTTTGTTTTTCGGACACTTTGCACATCTTCCAATAGAAGAGTATAAGGAAGATTATGCAGAAACTTTAATGTCCGATGATTCTGTATATGATGCCATGGCCGGTGACATATATGGACAAGGTAAAGTTCTTGCACTTAGAAAATATAAATTCCTCAAGTGGGCATACATGAGTTTTCTTTTAGGGATGATAAGTGCAATTATAGTATTTGTTTTGCAAGGCCCTTTCGGAGATGTTGTTTTAGGTGGTGCATCAAATATACTTGATGTAATCATAGGTGAATTGAATTTTACTTTGGATGGAATGAAATATTTGTTGTGTCAATCTTCTACAGTATGTAGAACACTTTAAATATGGGAAAACGAAATGGTAGCATATTCACATTTGTCAATGATAGCATTCGTGATATTAGGTTTATCTATGGTGAGGTTAATGATAAACTACAGTTCATTGTTAGCAAAGAATCATAATGATGATCCAAATGATGATGTTGTATTTTACTGGCCACACACAGGAATATGTTTTATAACTTTTTTTACTATTATACTATTTTGGTGGACTTCTTATCCATTGAGGGACTTGGAATACTTTCCAAATGAAGGATGGAATTTATTCTCGTTTCTATTATATTTGGGAGTACCATTCATGTTCTTTATGGTTAGTGAGGTAGTTGCCCCACAGCCTGAAACATATAAAGATAAGTCAGTTGATTTGCGTGAATACTATTACAAGAATCATAAGGTCATATTGGGTCTAGCATGGTCGCTACAACTATTACTTATTGGAAACCTATTCGTATTTTTTCATGGAGAAGTTGAATCACTCAAGTTTATTGGCAGAGTTATCATGTTATGTGTCATGGCTCCGATGGTGTTTAGTAGTAATAAAAGAATACATGAAATTGGTATGGGTATATTCTTAGCAGGATTCATTTATACTATTTTGAAATATCACATTTACCCTGTAATATGATGAATAAAATAATACATGAACATTGGAGAGATTGGGCAGCAGTAGTTTATCTGTTTCTCTGTGTAGTAGACTTCTTCATTGCTCCTTTGATGTGGAATATAGGCATGACAATGATGAGTGATGAGGTAAAAATGAACACTAGTAGGTGGGTTCCTCTTACATTACAGGGGGGAGCCATGTTACATTTAAGTTTTGGAGCAATATTAGGTGCAACATCTTGGAATAAACATAAAGAAAATACTAATGGTAATGGCGATAAGCCTGATTCTCATTAGTTGTGCAAAGAACATAGCAGACAAAAATAATGATTTAGGTAGTGGTGATAAGTCAAATCTACCAATTTCATTAACTTCTCTTATTGAACACGCAGAGTATTGTAAATCAATTTACGATCTTGGTGGTGATCAAAAAGATGAGGTTGCGTTTGAGGTAATACAAGATAATGGAATATCAATAATTGTTATTAGGGGTACTGCCAATACAACCAATATGCTGTCTGATATTGATATAAGATTGGTAAGTGATACGCGTACAGGAATCCGGCTACATAAAGGATTTAGAGATGCCGCTACAACTATAATGCAAATTATAGATACTTCAATGACGACAAGCAGAGGAATTGTTCAAGGACAGACACTTACATACCCTCTTGAACATACAGTACACGTTACAGGTCACAGTTTAGGTGGAGCTGTTGCACAAATAATAGGAATGTGGCTTCACCTGAGAGGTAAAAATGTTCAAGTTTTCTCTTACGGATCACCAAAAGTTTCTGATCAAGTTTTGTCTGGTGGACAACCCACTCATTGGCGCGTGGTTCGCCGTAGCGATCCTATCCCTTTTAGCCCTCCTTGGCCTTACCGCCATACAGGACTTTTTATAGATAGTCAGGATTTGGATTGGGGCACAGATAATGATAATGGTTTGATTTCTAAAACAGATGGATTAGATCATGCTATAGCAAAATATGTAACAACCTTGAAAGAGCAATTATAAAATGTCAAATGATGTAAAGATTTTAAAGTTAATCACAGGTGAAGAAGTGATTACGAGAATAACAGAAGGAGATACTGGATTTATTATTCTAGATAAACCAATGGTATTACAATCAGTATCCAATCAACAAGGTAAAATGACAATGGTATTAATACCTTGGATGAGGGGAGCCAAGAACTTAGCAGAAACTGAAAAAGTTACAATATCAACGGAATACATTTTAGTTGAAGACGATCCTATAGAGGGGATAGAAAAGGATTATCTTTCAATCATTACAGGTTTAACATTGTAAATATAATGAAAAATGTATTATGTATAAAGTGGGGTAGTAAATATTCTGCCGGTTATGTCAATAAATTGTATAGTATGGTCGAAAGACACTTATCTTTGACTCATCGGTTTATATGTTTGACAGAAGACACTATAGGATTAAAAGCAGAGATTGAAACCAGACCACTACTAAGAACTGACTTAAAACATAGTTATACAAAGTTTGAACTATTTGAAAAAGAATTACATGATATAACTGGACAGATTCTTTTTCTTGATCTAGATGTGGTGATTAACAATTCAATAGATGATTTGTTTTTATTTGAACCAGATGCTGAGTTCGTTGGTATACAGGATTGGGAAATTGACTGTATAAACGCATCATGTATGAGATTTAATGCAGGTGAACATTCTTATATTATTGATAATTGGTTTGAAGCAATAAGAACTAAATTTACGATAGAGGATTGTTTTGATGCTGCAATAAACGGAAAGAACGAACTGTATCATGATTTAAATTCTTTTCCACCTGTAGTTTATAGGGGAGATCAAGAATGGACTACGAGACAATTAAAAGAACAGAATGTGGATATAATTTATTATCCCTCTGATTGGTTACAAAGTTACACAGCCGGATACGATATGAATGCAAAAATTGTAGTTTTTCATGGATCACCCAAACCACATGAAGTAGAGGATACATGGGTAAAGGAGAACTGGAAGTGAACAAGCTATTATTAGTTTTTATAATAATGGCGACATGGATGGTTGTTAGTTGTGGAACAAGTACAGGAGGTTGTTTTGGACATTGGGTTAAAGGGCCCGGACATCATAGAGGGACTAGAACTCTTCTTAAAGATGCCCATTTACCTTATTATCAATGTGTAGATGAAAACAACAAAGGTAATAATTTAAAAGAACGGAAATATTTATGATAAAAGTAGAATCAATTCTAAAATGGAAAGTGGAGGGTTCACTATTAAAAAAGCTCAAGATGGTTAGGGCTCAGATTCTATCCAAAAATTCAGACGCAGTTGCAATA